CCCCCGGCTTGCGGACCGTGGCCGGCGTATTGCGCCCGCCATGATTTCGTGAACCGGTCCGCGGCCTGTTCGGACCAGGCCGGCGCGCCCACCGGCCGTTCCAGGTAGCCCGAAACCCGGGCCCCGTTCCGCAACGTGTTTTCCCGCATCCGGCCGGCTTCGTATTCTTCGGCCAGGACCCGGCGCAACGCTTCGATGGGCGGTTGGCCCCCGAGGTCCCCGTCAGGTGAATAGCCCCGGAAGTGGACCACCTGGTCAGCCGGGAAAGTCTGCTTGCCCTTGGACCCCACGAATTCGAACGCTTCCGGCCATAACCAGGATTCGCCCTTGGGCGTGACCATGGACGGGGGCAGCCGCAGCAGGTAACGGCCGCCCTTGCCGTTCATTTTCAGCCAATAGGCCCGGTCATAAATCCCGTAGTCCCGGACCAGGGCGTCCAGCAGACGGTAACGCGTGGTCCCCGGGTTCGGCTTATTCAGCAGCTGGATAAGTCCGGAATCCGTGATCCGTTCCCGGTCAGTGTCCGAAACCCGGCGGAACTGGTGCAGCCCCAGGGACGCAATGTTCCGCCCGAGGAAATCCACCACCGTCCGGACCGCGCCTTGGGATTTCCAAATGGCCCCATAGTCCGCGGTAAAGTCAACGGCCAGTTGCAGCCGGTTACCCGGCAGCGTGGCCGGCTTGGACAGACCTTGCAAGGTCCCTTGGGATACGACAAAAGCCACCGCTTACACCCCGCCCCGGTCTAGTGTTTGGATGAAATCAATGTCCGAACGTTGGATGACGGCCTCGCCGTCGATCACGGCCGGCGCGGTGCCGGCTTCCAACGCCGTGGCGTTGCGTAGGAACAGCAGGTCCCCGGCCTTGCGGACCAGCAGCCCGTCCAGGCCCCGGCCCGATTTGAGATTGATAACCACCCGGCGGGCAACCAGGGTCCGCCACGAATAAGCCCAGCCCATGACCAGCCGGGCAATGGCCAGGACCGCCGCCAAGCCAACCAGGACAATGACCGTTATTTCCAAAGCAGCCACCACGGCCCCGTCCTTTCAAACCACCATTAGAGTCCCGGTTTCATATGCCGATACGGGGACGATTTCGACCGGCTGTAAGACGTCCCACGCCGCGCCGGTCACGGCCATAAGGGGGGCAGCCCCATAAGGGCTTGCCTTGCGGTTCCAAACCCATGCGTCCCCCAGGGGTTTGGTTACCGCGGTGCCGGCCGGCAGGTCCAGGACCGGTTGGGGCAGGTGCCAAATCCGGACGGGCTGGTCCTCGGGGGTTTCGTTGTTCGCCGGGTCCGGCTTCCACTGGTGGGCCTTGACGCCGTCATAGAACTTTCCGCAACCCGCCCCGAGGTCCGGGCCGCCCCATTCCACCACCGTGACGTGTTCCAGTTCGTTTAGGTCCGCGACCAGCCCGGACGCCGGCGCGCCGCGGCCCTGAACCACCACCCGCAACGGCGTGGCCGCGGACGCCCGTTCCCGGCACCAGTCCAGGAACCACCCGGACCCGTACCTGGCCGCCACGATTTCCACGTGGACGTCCCCGTCCGGCCGCCGGCCGGCCACCGCAACGAACGTTCGGGACCGGTCATGTTCGGTATCAACGCAAAAGGTCACGGGCGCGGCCGCGGGAATCCCCGAACCGGGGTCCGTGCCGGCTTCCCAGGACCCGGCAGGGAACGGGCCCTCGTTCGTCCCGTCGTTCCACTGACAAAGGACCTCGGTTCGGAACACCCATTCGGGGTCCGTCCGCATGGCGGCCGCTATCGCCCGTTCCGTAATCGCGTAACCCAAGGATGGGTTAGCCCACGCCCACCCGTCCCGGTCATCCAGCGAACAGCCCGGCGGGGCGGACCATTCGAACAGCCCCAAGGAATCGTCCTCGGTAGATGGGACGTCGTCCGCGATTTCGGCGGGCACGGCGTCCAGCAGTTCAACGGACAGCCCGTCCGAATTGATGCCGTCCGGGTCCCCGAGGGAAGCATGGGCCATTTTCCGCAGATACCGCAGAACAATGGATGACGCGTCGCCGGCGTTGGACAGGGCCAAGATTATGGCCATGGCCCGGGCCATGGTGGTTTTCGTAATCGCGCCCCAGGCTTCCCAGGACTGATGTTCCCGCAGTTCGTCCAACAGGATTAGGTCCCCGGACAGCCCACGGCCGCCGCGCCGGCTGGCCGTCTGGACCTTATACCGTTCCCCCGTGGTCAGGTCCAAAGACTTTTTGCCGTTCGTGTGGTTTACCTTTTTGATTTCGGCCGCCAGTTCGTCGCAATCTTCCGCGATTTCGACGCAACCGGCCCATACTTCCTCGGCAATATCCAGGTTTTGGGCGGTGCCAATCACCAGCCGGGCGGCCCGGACATACATAAAAAACAGGGCCAGGACTTGGGCAAGGGTGGACTTACCGTTTTGCCGCGCCACCAGTAAAACCACGGTCCGGAATCGGAACGTCCCGTCCGGCAAAAGTTCTAGGGCATGGATCAGGAACCACTTTTGCCACGGATATAGCGGGATGCCCAGGACGTCCTCGGAAAATTCGATGCACTTAAAGCCGGCAGACGTCTTAGGGGTCAGCCGGCGCAACGGCGGCGTGTAAATTCGTGGGACCTCGTGGCCAAGCAGTGGCTTAGGCGCGGCGGCGCGTGCCCGTTTTCGCGGTGCCGGTGCCTTGGATTCCCCTAAGTTGCGCAAGTTTGCCGCCCCCCTGTTCCTTGACTTCGCCTAGGCGGGTCCGGCCGGCAGGGGTAAGCCCCAGGGATTCGCAATATTTCAGGTACAAACCTTGGGTGACGTTATCGAATTTCCCGTCAAAGACCGGGAATTCCGCGTCATCCAGACGGCGGGCCATTTGCAAAAGGACCACCACCGCGCCCTCGTCCATGGGCCCGATCAGGCCGGCGGCCTTGGCGGCTTGGACCGAATCGTTAGTAACGTGCCAGATTTCCACAGAAAACCACCCCCGTTTGTGTAATCGGCCGGCGTTTGTGTAATCGCCCGTCCATAACTGTTAGACGTAAAATCGCGCGCGCGCGACCCCGGGTAAACCCTCGGGGGGGGATTGAACACTGCCGGCAAAGGGGCCCGTGGGCCCTTGGTGCAGCGATTTTGACCCCCTTACCCCCTGGCCCTGACATTTGGGGGCCGTGGGGGGCATATGGGGGCGTTACCAGGCCCTCGAGGTCAGGCCAAGGCCAAGGGGCGGCGGATTCGCGCCGCGTTGCTTATTGCAACGGCTATGCGCGCTTGCCAGGTTGCCGGGGTCCTCGCGTAGTTCGGGATGGGTGGACCATGGCTTTATGTGGTCCACGCTAAAGGCCATGACGTCCTCGGGTGGCAAGGTGTAGTCAATGGGCTGGCCGCATAGCCAACAGTCCAGGCCCTTGGCGCGTTGGGCTTTGGCTTGGGCCTTTTGCCTATGGGTTCGCCGGCTGGTGGGCGCGCCGTCCATGACCCCCACCCCCATGCCCTGGTCATGTACCCCCCCGCCCGGGGGTAGGGTGCCCCCCCTCGGGTTGGGGGTCCCATACTCGGGGGGCACCTGTCCCCCTGCCCCGTAGGGTGGGCAAGGTGTTGGGGCAGGGTTCGCAGTGTGGTGGCCTTGCCCGGGGGCGTACCCCGCGCGCGCCGGGCAAGGCGGGCCCCCCTCTATAAGGGGGGCGGCCCCCAGTAACCAGCCTAATGGGGATCAAACGGGAACCGGGGGCCTAGGCGGGAGCGGACTAATACGGGAGCCGCCGTCACGTCTGCCACCTGTTCCCAAGTGTTTACTAAGTCACAACGTCTAGTCAAGCTGGACGTTGTGGTCTTATGTGGTGGACGTCACTAAGGCTGTCATAACTTGTCATGGGGTCAGCATGGTGGTTCGTCCGTGGCCCGCAAGGCGGGCCCGAGGGCGTCCAGCAGTTCGTCCGCGTCGCGGGTCCTGGTCCGCTTCCACCCGTCCCCGAGTGTTACGGATATGACGGTCCCCTCTATTGGTCCCACGAATTCGTGGGGTCCCTCGTGGTCCTGGTCCGCGACGCATGGGCCTAGGTAGTCCAGGCCGGCGGCTTCGTGGGGTTGCCCGCAGCGGTTAGCCGGGGCCGCCATTAGAGCAGGACCCAATCCGTCCGAACCCAATTCAGGCGGTCCGGTTGCAGCATAAGCAACCCGGCATAGCCTTGGGCTTGCCCGTTCCGTTCGGCCAGCAGGTGGGACGGTTCCGGGTGGGCCGCCCATTCCTCGCCCGTGATAGCCCACCGGCGGGTGTAGGCGTCATCCACGCGGCCCGGGATCAGGCCGGCGGTTACTTCCAATATGAATTTGGCGCGCTGTTCGGTCATAGGGGGTCCCCTTATCGGTCTATTAGACGGTCACCACTTACACTAGACGGCGTGACCCCTGAACCGTCTTACTTGGCATGTACCAAAGCCCCGCCGGCCGATTACCCGGACAGCATGATAAAGGGCCTTGGGTCATGCGTTGCCCCCCGGAACCATGACGGGCCTTGCCAGTACCCCACGGACGACGGGGCCCGGGCCATGCTGTTTTCGGGCCGGGCTAATCCGGTCACCATGGTGGCCGAAATTGAGCATTATCACCGCAAGGCCCGGCGGGCGTTCAAAGTCGCGTTTTACTGTTCCATGGTGTCCGCGGCGTGTTCGGCGTGGTTGCTTATGGACGTTATCGCCAAGGTGTTGGGCTAGGCCCGTGGACCGGGACGTGGACCCGTGCCCGCATGACCACCAGGCGCGGGCCGGCATAGTGACCAATCAGCCGGGCCGGTATGACCGGGACCGGCCCCACGCGTCCGTGGCCGTTTGCGGGTCCCCCACCTGCCGGGCGCGGGGGTTGGCTTGGGTCCAGCAGGTCACGGGGGAACCCGGGGTTTATATCAGTGATCGGCGGGCCTATCCCTCGGGGTCCGGGACGAATACCCCCAACGCCTCGAGGGCGACGGCGCAAGGGCCGCAGTAGGCCGCCGGGACGTCGTCCTGGTCCAGCCAGGCCGCCCCGAACGTCCCCAGGACCGTGGCGGGCACCGGTGGCCGGTGGACCTCGGAAGCGCAAACTATCAGCCTGACCGGGACCCCCAGGACCATGGCCGGCACTTCCGGGAACCCGGCACCTATCCGCAGCCGCATTTACACCGGCACCCGGCTAGTTCGTCCTTTTCGAGGTCCCACGCGTCCCCGGGGCATTTGGAATGGTTCCCGTCGCGGCAATCGGGCGATAGGGGC